ATTATGGAGCTGCATTTGGAAATAATCCTGTTGAACAAGCTTTCCTGCAGATTGGACTAAGTACTGCTAATGACGGAGCTCCTACGGGAGTTACTACCTCACCATACCAATTCGAAGTACGCATAGAATTTATATGTGCATTCTCAGAAGCTAAACAAATTGCAATGTCTAATTAAGTATTTATATTATTTTTTTTAATTTAATTTTTTATATTCAATTTCAGTAAATCTTGCTTTGAGAGTATGAATAAGAGTATTATTAGGATAACAATCCTCAATATTAAAATTTGAAAAAACATGAAAAACAACTGAACTTGGAATAAAATTTGAACCGCCTTTGGTATTAACCTGGCAGCCACCATCACAAATACGATTTAATTCACTTATTAGAAGACGACCATTATATTCTTCAATCCATATATATTGTTCACCATTATAATATGCCCAGTCGTTATTAATAGGTGCCTCAAAATTATCATCTTTCCAATCGGTTTGCTGCATACGCTGTCTGTGCGTAGTCTTTCCTGTATTAGCAGGACCCCAATGCCAAAAATGGCGTTTTTTGGGTAATACAACATTCATGCTCTTGTACTTAGCCTCACGATCCTGTTGTTGGATTAGCATCCTAGTTCTATAAACATTAGGAGCTGAGTATGCGGTAATCTTTCCGTCTCGTATCAGATCTCTGAGAGGTACAGAGGTAATCTCGTCAAGCGTAAGTACATGCTTACCCTTCTTTTTAAGCCATCCATCAACATCCACATTCGTGTCATAGTGACCATGTTTGATACAATATGCGGCCACCTTCTTAACACCACCCTTGTCAATAAACTTAATATTAGGGTGGTAGTTCTTGCCCTCGTCCGGGCGTTTGATATCAAATCTATCCATGTGCACTCCGGGCGTTTGTTCGAGTGCGAACTTAATATAACAATGCAAATGGGAATTACCATCCGCATGTTTCTCATGCCCAACAATATATTCAGACACGTCACCCACAGTGGATAAGTGATCAAGCACATCCTTAGTGGTGAGTGGGCACTGGGCGTACGTAAGAAACCAAACCACGCGCCTGCTGCCTTTGAGCGACCCTTTCTTGGCCTTCGGCATCTCGGAGTCACACTGGTAGCCTCACTCAGGATTTTGCGCCTATAATATTAATGGCGCAAAATATACTTTTTTTTTCCGGACTCCACGAAGGTTACAAAGTGACCACTTTTTCAACACCTTTCGAGAATTTTTTCATATGTACTTTACGTAACGGCTAGTGTCCGGTTTTTTTTATATATGTATTAATTAAATTATTATAATTGATGAATTGGTTTTTCCGATTGATTTTATCCATTATACGATTATGCCGTACTATTCCAATCGACGACGTAATTATGGACGACGAAGATTCTCAAACAGGAGAAAAGGAACACAACGTGTACGGATTATACCCAGTTATAGAAGAATCCAACGAAGAGAAATAATAAGAGCGGCACCTAGAATCAATGATGTTGGAAGGAAACTAGGTCGACTAGTATACTGCACAAGTGTCAACAGAGGTCTTGTAAATCAAAAGATCAATGGATATACTTTCAGAATTAATAGTCTCTATGATCCAGATTATACTGGAACTGGTCATCGTCCATTTGGTACTAACGAATACAGTCAGATGTTTAACCATTACACAGTTCTTGGTGCTAAATACACTATTATCGTTAATGCGGCTCCTACTGAAACTCTACCATTTGATGACGAACCCATTATGATCTTCGCAGGAATAACAGCTGGAAACTCTATTCAGGAAACTGCACCTGAAGCAATGAAAGAATGTGGTCTCTTCCAGTATCGAGTGTCAGTAGACACAGGTGAAAATTGGGTAAAACCAGCTAAATTTGTAGGATACTGGAGTGCAAAGAAATACTTTAATGTGGACAGTGCAAAGGATGATATTGATAATTATGGAGCTGCATTTGGAAATAATCCTGTTGAACAAGCTTTCCTGCAGATTGGACTAAGTACTGCTAATGACGGAGCTCCTACGGGAGTTACTACCTCACCATACCAATTCGAAGTACGCA